AGGTAACACTATACTCTTCGATAGCATCGTTGTTGCCCCAGTCTAGATCAATTGGCGCGATATCGGTTGGGAACATACCAATGAAATTGTATGTAGCAGCCTTACCGCCAAGTTTGCCGTAGTGAGTTACCTTAGCCTGTGTACCGTAGCCACCAATGTTACCTGGTTGCGAGTTTAGGTTAAGAGCAGCTGGGTCACGTTGATTTCCTGCATGGCTATTGATACCATTCATCCAACGCTCGAAGGCACTTCTGATTAGGAAGTCTTCGTCGTTAAGAATGGTTACGGTCCAGTCAGCAAATGTACGATTGCCAGCAAACTTTACTTCACGTCCGAAGTATTGTACTGGGGCGATACCAATCGTCGACCCAGGTACTTGTGCAGCCTTGCACATAAACTTCGAACTTTCAGCAGCACGCTTGCTGTTCAAAACATAGTTAGGGAAAGTTAGTTCAACTTCGAAGAGGTTGGCGCGAGCGCCGTCGTTCTTCATCTCAGCACGAAATTGATTAATATTAAAAGCCATTATAGTCTCCTGACTTAACTATTTGTATTTATTAGAAACGACCAACGATTTCATCGAAGGCTACACCGCTTCTAACTGCCACGAAGTTCAGCTGGATGAAGTTGATGCTTCTTGCTGGCTTGACGTAGATGTCGCCGACAAACTCATTACGGTCAATAACCGATGATGGGTTGTTCGATTCGTCACAGACAACACGGAAGTCATAGATACCACGACGACCCTGAACGTCTCTTAGGAATGGCTCAACGAGGGCAACAAACTGAGCTCTTGTAAACTCGTCGTTAAACTCGAACAAGCTCTGGCGCGAAGCCTGAGCAATAGCCTTCTCAAGAACAATGAATAGACGACGGACATTGATACGGTCAAACGCCGACGAACGACCCTGCATTGTCTTGTCTCCGTAGAGGATTGTACCCTCACCTGGGAACCCGACAACAGGATTGACTCCGTTCTTGTAAAGAGTATCGCGCTCACCAGGACTTGGTGTGAACGACAACTTAACAACATTACGGATTTGTCCACGACTTACGCCAGCAGGCGAGAACCATGGGTCGCGTTGTGTATCAGTGCGTACGCATAGACCAGCAATGTCAGCATTTAAAGGAACCCAACGATAGGTATCGTTGTACTTGTCATACTGATACTTCCAACCGCTATCCATTACAGCGTAAGATGTTGAACTGAACCCATTACGGTCATTAACAACATCAGTTACCTTAGCAGAAGAAGTTACTGCATTTGCATATGTTGGAGAAACAAATGCAACAGCGTCTTTACGAGCTTCAACAATATCGAGTAGGTTATTTGTTAAAACTTTCGTATCAATTGTTGCGTTTGCAGAATAGCCAAAGTCGCCACCGAAGAGTAGAGAAACATCATATGTTTCTTTATTTTCGAATAGATCCCAAGCTGAAGTATAATCTGCTGTTGTTGGCTTACCGTCTGTTGCGTTACGCAAAGAATAATTTTCAACTGTAGCAGGGCTGTGGAACGCAGTTGTTCCTACATCTACTAGAGCAGAAACAGATTGACCCCAAGTATTAGCAGCATTCATGCTTGCATTATCTGGGTGTCCCAACCAGTGGATATACTTCGAAGTGCGATAGATAGCATCTTTATAATAGATGTTTGATCCATCATCACCCTTAGCATCTGTAGCCTTTGAAACGTATGCAAAACGCTCTAGAACTGTGTTTGCAGTACCAGAGAATTGACCATCTTCGTCTACGACTACGATGTGCATTTCATCTTGTGCTGTTGACAGACCAGTTGAGGAAGCGTAATTCGATGTTCCTGGAGCTGAGTCAAAGAACAAAGCATATGGCCAACCAGTATAAGCAGCAGCGCTTGCGCAAACCGATACCTTTAGCGAGTTACCGACCTTACCAGGATAACGAGCAACCCAAGAGATGCTTGAGTTAGATGTTACATAATCTGTTGTTGAATATACAGTATCGTTAGTAACTAACTTAGTAAATGCATTTGGGCGGAATGCTGACGTTGGAGCAGCAATATCTGTCGCAGGATTAATTGATGAAACTGTTGTGATAAACCCATTCGAGTTCGCTAGCACAGAAGCAACAACTACGCTCGCACTATTAACTGTGACATAGTCGCCAGCCTGCAATAGATGGAACCCTGCATTAACTGCAGCGCCCATTGCACCAGTATTCGCAATAACTAGTGTTGAGGAAACATTAACTTCAACGCCAGAAGTGCTAAGTGTAATTGTAGGACCAGCTAAAGTTGGACGAGTAACTGCAGTATTAATTACCTTATCTGTACCGACATTAGTAAATGTGCTTGTGACGAAGAACGCATTAGCGTTTGCAATCGATTCAACTACCTTTGTTTCACCATTAGCAACAACGAAGTCGCCAGCAGCTAGATTTAGGAAGCCTGCATTTGAACCACCAAGAGAAGATAAGTTAGCAAATACTAGATTTGTACTTACGTTTACTTCTACTGATGCAAATGGAACAGTCAAGGAAATGTTTGCAGTTTCTAGACCAACAGCATTAAGTGTTGATTCAGAAGTACCAGCAGTTTCATTAACTACGCGAACGAGTCTTAGGTCGTTACCGTATGCAAGGAAGTTTGCTGAAGAAAGAAAAGATACTGCTGAATTGTTGTCAGGCTTGAAGAATCTTTCTAAAAGATCCGTCTCGCTAGAAACTTGAACAACGGTATTTGCAGGACCCCAGCGGAAAGTGCCAACAGTTGCGCCCGAAGAAACGCCAACTGCAGGAACCGAAGCTGTTAGATCGATTTCAGAGGTATTGACCCCTGGAGAAACTAAAAGTGCCATGTGTTTACTCCCTATGGAGAAATAAGAAAATTCTACGTCTTTATTTAGTAAATAGTATTTTTAAACGAATTATCGCTCAACGACCTTCCAAACCACACCACCTTGCACATACCCACCGTCTAAAACATCTTCATTAAGCATAGGCATAGGCAGCATTTCTTCTTCAATTTGGCGCAATTGCTCCTCATGGAGCTTGTGCTTAATATTTGTATTAGTCATATCAGCAAAAAACTGTTGGTTTGTCATCCAAGAGAATAAAACCAAACACATAACAAGGTCATCATGGGAGCCTTCTTCAGCCTCAAAGCTGGTTCCTTTAGAAATAAAGGTAGAAAGTTCTGCAATAATATCAAAATCTTGTATAAAAATCTTCTGACTTTCGATCAAATTTTTCATCAAAGAACATCCAAGACGTTTTACGGACTTGGTTGTACGAATACCGCGAGTAGATTTGTTACCATATCCCCAAGTAAGAGCAATTCTTCCCTTGACTTCTATTGTAGATAGGATATTTTCATACTCATAATCTTCAAAAAGGCTGTCCGCAACTTGCTGACCAATATCATTAATTTCTATCAAAGCGTATGCAGCATTATAGTAATCACCTAATCGCTTGATTATTGATGGATAAACTAGTGGAGAAATATTGTTATCTTTATATGTAGCAACAACTCTGTAAGGGATACTTGTAACATCAACTACGATAGCAGCAGAATAGTCAAGCCCCTTTCCTCGAGAAGTATCTACAACTACAGAGTATGAGTGCTCGGCGATAGGCTGCTGATATATATTTATTCCAGAGTCTGCTTTGTGTAGAGGCTTGACAAATGCTAGTGCTTTGAGCGCAGCACCAGAAATAAGGGTCCCAGAAGAACCCATAAACTCGCATTCCATTTCTTGTAGATACTTTTGTTCACCAAGAACTCTACGCTGCTCATCAGCCCACATTTGGTCACGACCAGGGATTTGCCGCCAATTAGCCTCGATATGCATGAAGCCGTTATGACCGTCAACTGCCTCAGTCCACATCTTATAATAGTGATTCATGCCATTTGGGGTTGATGATATGAGAATCTTAGAGGTTGTACCAGAAGAAATCGTAGGATATACCGAAGTAAAGAACTCTTCTGCAATATTTGTAGGGACGAACGCAAATTCGTCAAGGTACAAAAGTGAGATCGAGTAACCACGGATAGCACTTGAAGCAGTAGAAGTAGCCATCACACGGCAGTTATTTTCTAGTTCAATGTCACCCTTGTTCCAAGTACGAACGCCCTGCTGCAGCCATAAAGGTAATGCTTCGTATGCAATCTTAATGCGGTTTAGAATTTCACGGGCAGTTGGTGCCTTGTTAGCAAGGATTGCGACAAATTTGTCTTGATTGAATAGAATGTACCAAAGGATGTAAGCCACAACCATGGTAGTTTTACCAACCTGACGACCAGCCTTTACAATTACTCGACGATTATCATTGATATCTGTAATTGCTTGTCTCTGGAACGGATACAATTTAATCTGCACGAAGCCATGGTCAAGAGTAATGACCTTAACATAGTTTTCAGCAAAGTAGATTGGATCTTGCGAGCACTTATAAAATTCTCTAACCTGATCTTCAGTTATGTTTTGGGCGATACCCACTCTCTTTAAATGTGGGTTTCCCAAATAGTGCTTCATTTTAGAAGCAACTCTATTGGCTAGATTCATCACGCAATTTCTTTAGGAGATCCGCAGTACTGCCAACAAAGACTGCTCTCTCGACGTTGATATTTTGGCTTGTTGGAGCCACAACTTCATCTTTTTTAAGTTCTTTTTGCTGCTTTTGAAGAATCATTAATTTCTCAGTAACATCTGAGAGATTCTTAATCATGTTAGCAGCAACTTCATAGGCTCTTGGGTGTTGAGATTCTTTAGCAACCTCAAGAATACCGTCAAGAGCCTCATTGCCTCTTTCGATTAGATTGTAATAATTTGAACGTGAGTAGTCAGCATCTGGGTCACGTTCCACAGTATGATGGATGGTCACGGGCTGGTTTTCTTTAACTGCTGGAATATACTCAGCAGTGTCAAGGATTGTGCTTAATTTCGAATCAACTTCACTCATAAATCACAATATTCCTTATGGCCAAGCGCCAGTATTCAAATTAGTTCTCGACCAAATGTCGGCAACGCCATTAGTGTAAGTTGCATTGCAAATATATAAGTATATTCCATCAGTTGTCATTTCCCCAACCTGATCGCCAGCCGCACCTTTGCTTGTGGCTGGAACAGTGTGAAAAATAACATGCGACGGTAAGTGGGTGTTACCATATGAGTCAATGTAAAGAGTGTACGAATTATTAGCCAGTTTTACTGCAGAGTTTGCCGTAGCAAATCCATTATACAGCTCTGTAAAGTTTGCATTTACCTTAGTGAACGCTGTGCGCAATTTATCGCCAGTCGCGTCATTTGCAGTAGTACCAATACCGATTGTTTGTTTTGTCATTTTCTTAACTCTTATGTATTGTCGACTGATAGGGTTGTTGTATCAGCAGTTGTAACTGTCGCATCAGCATACTCATCATTGTTTATATATGGAAATTGTTGCATCACTTCTGTAAACCCAAAATCGTCATTAGCATTTGCGCTTAGTAGGTCTGGGTATATCGCAACTCGCATAATCTGATTGTCGTACTGTTCATACGAAGAAAGGTTCCATGCAGCATTAGTTATTGCCCCATGAACTTTTGAATTAACTGTGAGACCGCCTGTGATATCGTTAACAACAATTTGATTTGCTGAAGGATATGCGGACAATACATATCCGCGCATCGTGGCTTCTTCAAGTTTATTGCCCTGATAAACTAGTTCACCGACTTTGAATAAACCTGAGCCAGTATTAAACGTCAGTTTTCTGTCAACATCACCAAACTCTGAATTGTCGATATATGTGTTCGCAGTAACCTTGCGAATAATCTTAGAGTTCGCGGCAGACGTGATTGGTCCATACAAATATGCTTTTGCAGTAAAAGTCAAAGTCCATATGAGCATTCTCAAGGCATCAACGCCGCCAGTATCGTTTTCTACGTTATAACTGACAGTTTCAAGAATAATAGGCACATCAACAGGTTTGCCGACACTAGCAATATACATAGTGACAGTGTAGTCTGGATTGAAGTACGGAAGAATTTGCTCAATTAATTGAGTACCATCTTCTGTATTGCGAACATAAATTTGTAGTGTAAAGTTGAAGTTGTATGGCGCTTGATAACCACTCTTAACTCCAGTTCCATCAGCAGAAAATTGTTTTTGAAAACTTGATATTTTGCGCAATGGATCGTATGTAATTGAATCTAACTCAAACGACATACGAGGTAGTGCAATCTCCATCTGTCTGTTTAAAGCTGGATCTTGAGTTATACGAGTATAGAACTTTTCTTTCGGTGAATAAGTCAATGGTACGGTTACACGTTCAATCTCAACTGTACCTGCCAGATTGTAACGGACTAATCGAAGATTGTTGAACATCGTGCCAAATGCTACGACGAGTTTACGAGTAATACGATGATAAAAGTGTTCGTTAGACAGCATTAGAATTGCTCATTAGGCATGCCAAACGGATTAGTTTCCGTCCAGTCAAGAATATTATCGCCTTCTGTTTCAAGAATTACATTATCATCATATGCGTCGTTAGCATTCTCTTCTTGATTACCGCTAGTAATCGTCCAACTAGCGCCAGATGTAGCACCAATTACCACTGTACTATTTGCGAATACGCCTTTGATATTTCTGATAGTAAGTTTTCTATTAGGCAAATCCCAGTTAGAAACATAACCCTTAGAAGTTGCGGTAGCGAGTGAAGCACCCTGATATACAACTTCATGTGTGCTAAATGTACTAGTACCATTAGCGTTCAATGTAAATTGTATACCAAACGAATAGACATCTTGAAGATTGTCAATACCCGAAATACCAGTATCAAGAAACTCGCCATTATACTTAAACATTTCAACACTCAATTCATACATGTATGGGAACAAACGCCCTAACTGGTCATGCGCACCGCGAGTAGAAGAAGCGATAGCACCGCGCTGTACACCCTTACCTAACTGGAAGAAGTTTTTTTCTTGCTCGACAAACTTAACTTCCATTAGTTTTTGCAAAGAAGGCATCCAAATTAAATCGCCTTCTTTCGGGAACTCTCTAACATCAGTCGGTAAATACTTTTCGAATGTTCTACGAGCCAAACCTAGACGAGCTGTCTTTTGCACCTCAAGACCAAACTTAGAGAAGAATTCTTGATTGCCTTCGAAGTCGTTGAAAGTTTCTAGGAACATTTCCATAGGATATGCGCTTCGATAAGTTTTTACTGGGTCATCGCCAAATAACTTATCAACCTCAGACTGAGACTCTCTTGGAAGATAGTAAACATCCATTCCATGATTTTTGATAGACTCAATAACCATATCCTCGATGAGCATCTGCTCGCGAGTTGCGCCTTGGTTATTAAAATATACTGACGTTCCCATCTTAGCCTACCAACATCGCTACTGGCATTTCATAGGTATCTCTTAGCATGACTTCTAACGCTTCTACCTCAGTTTCTGCGTCATTGTAAATCTTTTCGCCATTAACGATTAGACCACCCGGAAGCGTGTAGTTTGCATACTTGGTGAGGTTTGAACCCCATTGCTTCTTGAACAATGCAGTAACGTATTTCTTGAGCCAAGTATCGCCATAAACCTTGCTGTACGTTTCTGGATCGACAATTCGAATAGCCTCAAAACAAAGATAATCACCAACATCAAGTTTTGCATTCCAATCAATAAAGGCATACAATCTGCCAGTTTTCTTATTAAATTCGAATGGGTACTCACCAGTTACAATCATGTTTAACATCTCAAGATGTTGTCTTGCGATAACGTAGTAAGTATACGAACTAGCAGTAAGATTGTAAAAGTCGTTCAAACGAATTTGATAATTGATGTCAAATATATTAAATCCGCCACCAGAAGAACTAGTGCTGCCAGGAATAAATGGCATAATTCTACGAACGCCAATAATATTGTCAGAAAGTTGAGCATATTTGTCAGTGACGTTGTTAGCCGTAACTTGATGGGCTAGATAAATTTGCTCAGTTCCATCAT